GAGAACAAAGCGGGTACTTGTTCAACAGTGTGTGGGGGTTGTGTTTCTTGTGTATCTTCCCTATATCTACCTGACAGAACACGGATTTTTCCCCCAGGAGGACCGAAATGCAAGAAACACAAGGAACACATCCCCCACGCGTTAGTGAGCGGACCCCTAATGGAATACCGCTCGAACTCTACGAAGGCGGCCCGGAGCAGGGGTTCGCCGATCTCCCGCCCGATGGCCCCGTCTATCAGAACATCTTCGGCGAGATTGTCATCAACCGCACGCCGCGGACCCCTAAACCACCTGAGGGCGTGATCCACTACATGCGCGCGACCGATGTGCCCATCGAGACACTACAGTGGATATGGGAGCCCTATATCCCTTTAGGGAAGCTGGTCATGCTCGACGGCGATCCCGGCGTCGGGAAGTCGTCCCTATGCGCGTGGCTGGCGGGTGCTATTAGCACCGGGAGGGGAATGCCCGACACGCCGGACCAGACGCGAGAGCCTGCGAACGTGCTTATGCTGAGCGCCGAGGATGGGATAGGGGACACGATCATCCCGCGGCTAAAGAAGATGGAGGCGGACCTAGAGCGCGTCTTTGTGAGCGACGACGGCATCACCTTGAACGCCCGCGGCCTCACCAAGCTTGAGAAGACCATCGCCTTCCTGCACCCTAAGCTCGTCTTCATCGACCCCATCGTGTTCTACATGGGCGCCGATATGGACATGAACCGCGCCAATGAGGTGCGCGGCATGACCGGGCGCTTGAGCATGATGGCCGGGCACTACGGCTGCACCATAATCCCTGTGCGGCACTTGCGCAAGCAGGCGTCGACCACGGCGATCTACCGCGGCCAGGGCACCATTGATTTCGTCGGCGCGGCCCGTAGCGTGCTCCTACTTGAGCGGCGCGCGGGTGGCAAGACGGTGATGGACCACATCAAGACCAACGCCGGCCGAAAGGGCGAGACGTTGAGCTACACTATCAGCGACGACGGCGTGTTCTATTGGGGGCCGATCGTGCGGGAGGGCGACAGCAAGATCGTCAGGGAAAGCAAGGCGACGGTACGGGAGCTTGCGGTCAAGGTGATCCGCGAGACGCTCAAGGACGGGCCGCGCCCATACAACGACGTGCTCAAGGCTGCGCTCAAAGCGGGGCTCGGCGAGCGAACCATCGAGCGCGCCAAGATCGGGCTCGCGACGAGCACCAAGAATGGGAAGGAGTGGACCTGGGAACTCACGCCGGAAGCGCAGGCGCAGGGAGAGAAGGACGCGAATGTTGTGGCGGACCTTATCAGCACGGCCGGCGAAGAGGCGCTTAGGCAGGCGCTCGCGAAGATAGGGAGAGGGCCGATCCAATGACAAGCGAAGCAGGCAAAATCCGCCAGGACAAAGAGGCCGGCCTCACGACGGTAAAGGACCGCTCGACGGGTCGCTTCGTCGCGCTGTACGACGAGAGCGTGGCGATAGGTATCCTAGAGCGCGTCGCGAGCGGAGAGTTGCTCAGGGACATTTGCTCCGCCCAAGGAATGCCCCACGAGACGACCTTCCGACGCTGGGTCATCAACAATCCGAAGCTGGCTAGGGCGTGGGACGCGGCGGTTAAGATGAGTGCGGCGACCCTAGAGGAAGAGGCCCTCGCTGCCGGCCGGAAGATCAAGGACCTCGCGAAGAAGGCGACGGGCATCGAGGTGCGCGCCTACGAAGTCGCGATGAACCAACTGCGCTGGTCCGCGGCGCGTAGGGACCCCGGCAGGTTCGGCGAAAGGGCGCCGGCCAATATCACCGTGCCGATCCAGATCAACTCAACCCTGGATTTGGGTAGCGCATTGGACAATGAGAACATATACAAGCTGGCAGCGCGCGTGCCGAAGGTGGTCGAGCCGCCGCCCGACGAGCCCTATCACAAGGAAGAGGTGTACGACCGCAAGGCGCCGCGCAAGCGGGTGCTGACGCCCCCAGGAAAGAGGAACGACAATGGGACTGATAGTGACTAAAGAGGTGCTACACGCCGCGTATGAGTTTCTATGCACGCTGCCGCCATTCAGCAAGTGGAACCTGCCGGAGGCGGACGACGTGAACTTCATCGTCGGGCGCGACCCCACGCTACAGGGACAGTGGTGGTTCGACAAGAAAAAGAACCGGCACAACCTCCTGATCGTGGGCCGGAACGTGCGCTCCCTACCCGGACTGTTCTCCGTCCTAGCGCACGAGATGGTCCACCTCTACACGCGCGAGACGAACATGCACAAAGGCGGCGAACATGGCCGCGCCTTCGTCAAGCTGGCGAAGCACATCAGCGACCTTTATGGGATGGACGTATGACCGAAGTATTCTCCGAGGCTTCTAACGAAGCCCATATGATCGAGTTCAACCCGAACCCGACGCAGAAGCAATTCATCGAGAGCCGCGCGGACGCGGACCTTTTCAGCAGCAGGATGGGCGAGGGAAAGAGCGCGGCCCTGGTATGGAGCGCGTTCTACCACACGCGCCACAACCCCGGAGCCATCTGGTACCTGATACGGGACACCTGGGAAAATCTGCGCGCCACTACGCTGCAAGAGTTCTTCAAGTGGTTCCCGCCAGGCATGATGGGGACGTGGCACGCGACGCACAAGGAGTTCACCTGGGCGAGCGGGGTCGCGCAAGGCACCGTTGGCTTCCTAGGAATGGACAGCCCCGACGACGCCTCGCGCCTCATGTCCCGCCCCCTAGCGGGCTTTGGGATGGACGAGCCGGCGCCCGCAAGCGGCAATGCGGGGATCGACGAGATGATCTTCGACATGGCCCTGTCCCGGCGCCGCCAGGAGGGGATGAACTGGTACGTCGCCAAGCTGGCCGAGAACAATCCTGACGAGGCGCATTGGACCTACCGGCGCTTTGTCTCGCCGGGAACGCCGGGCTACATGATCCACCAACCCGGACGCCCGGAGAACCTAGCCCACCTTCCCGCGGACTACTACGCCGGCCTTCGCAAAACCTTCGCGCACCGCCCGGACCTTGTGCGGCGCTTCGTCGAGGGTGAGTTCGGGTTCCAGCAACAGGGCCGCCCGGTGACGCCCCAATGGAACGATCGGATGCACTTGGCCCTGGGCCTCGTGCCGGTGCCTAGGGTGCAACTGGAACTCTTGTGGGACTTCGGCCATAACCCGACCTGCATCGTCACCCAAGTGACGCCGATGGGCCACTGGCTGATCCTTGATAGCATCGTCGGGGACAAGATCGGCACCGAAGAGTTGATTATGGACGCCGTGCGCCCCTTGCTCACGACCAAGTATGGTATCCGTATCGGCAAGTCCTCCTTCCCTATCAGGCACATCGGCGACCCGTCAGGGAAGACCGGGGACCAATCTACGATCCATCGCTCGCCCGTCCTGCTCATCCGCCGCGAGCTAGGGGGTTCATGGCGCTCCGGCCCGGTCAAGCCAGAGGATCGGATCGAGCCATTGCGCGCCGTTCTGACCCGCACTCAGGGTGGGCACGCGATCGTGCAGGTAGACCGGGAGAACGCCAAGGAGGTGTGGCACGCCCTCAGGGGCGGGTACCACTACGCCATCTCGCGCCAGGGCATCGTCGCCGGGAACGTGCTCAAGAACGAGCACTCGCATCCAGGGGACGCAATGAGCTACGGCGCCGCCATCCTCTTCCCCATGGGCCGGATCATCAAGCGCGGAGGCATCATTCTGCCGAAGCCATCCTCCTATTTTGGCCACGTCCCTACAGAAATGCGGATCGGGAAGGGGCCGGTCCAGCCAGGGCAGCAGCGCCCGAAGCATGGCGATCCCCTCCCGAAGTAACTATATTCCTTCTTGACCCCTTTCATTCAGGAGATTTCCAAATGGTTGTCGTCGGCGTTTCGGTTGTAGTTGAAAGTAACACGATGCTCGTAACCTGGGCGGCTGCCGCAAACGGTGACACCGGGAAGCCAGTGGATGTGAGCATGTTCCCAACCCTGACGGTCCAAGCGACGACCGGCACCATTGGAACCAGCACGTTGCAGGGCAGCAACGACGGCGTGACATGGGGCGCCATCGGGGCGGGCGTCACGCTCGCGGCTGGTGTTGTTACCGTCGTGAGCGCCAATCCGAAATACGTGCGGCCCAACTTCGGCGCGGGTGCCACGGGCGCAGTCGTTGTGCTGAACGCGGCAAGGAATGGATAATACCTTATGGGTGAGTATGACAAGACCTACCCGACCTATGATGGCGGCGCGGTCGGCCTAGACCCCACCAAGACGCCCCAAAGTCAGGGCGAGATACTGCAACAGGACGGCACGCTCGACAAGCGCAAACTTGTCACGACCCTAGAGGGGTACCGGATCGAGGCGGAGAACAACCGCAAGAACGGCATGAACCCGCGCGACGCCCAATGGGAAGAGAACCTCAACCTCTATTGGAACCGCTTCAACTGGAAAGACAAGGCGAACTGGCAGGCGCAGGAGGTGATGCCCGAGGTGCCCTCCTACGTGGACCGCTTCGCCGCCGCGTTGAAAGAGGCCCTGGTGGCTTCGCCGGAGGGGTTCTACACCGTGAAGGACCCGACCGACCAAGAGAACGATATGGCCGGCGCGATCAAGCGCATGATGGATATGTGGCTCTCCCGCATCGGCCGGAACCAGATGGGCACGCTCCTGCCCTTTAGCGCCGTCTTTGAGGAACAGGTGAAGATGGGCGCGCTCATGGCTATGAGCGGCGTGGTGACCTGGAAGGGAGACGTGCCTTGCGGGCGCGTCGCGATTGAGACGATTGACCCGCGCTCCGTTTACCTAGACCACACCTACCGGAACCTTTACCGCATCCGCTCACACGAGGTGGACAAGCACGAGCTTATGGACATGCTCGGGCAGAAGGACGGCAAGGGAAACCCGATCTATGACCTCCACGAGATGCACCAACTGATCGGGACGCTCGACAACAGGATGCTAGAGGCGGAGCAAGTAACCGGGCATGGACAGCAAATAAGCTCGGCGCGTTCGCCGATCACCCTAGATGAATACGTCGCGACCGTGCTCGACGACCAAGGGAACAAGGTGACCGACCGCGGCCTGTACGTCGTGGCCAATCGGCAGTTCCTTATCCGCGGCCCTGAGAAGAACCCATTCTGGCACGGCGGGGACTGGCTGGTGTACACGCCGCTCGTCACCACGCCGCTCTCAGTG